CCCACTTCAAACTTAGCAGGTTTGCGATCTACCAACTGATCTAATTGTACTGTAGTAACAAACAGTTTCCTTTTTTTGTGGGGAGGGTAGGACTCGAACCTACAAACGATTGCTTCACATGCAATTTGCTGTACCTATTACTGAAAATATCATCAGTTCTCACAGTAAGTGAGGAATGCGATCATATTTATGTATGTTTATTCGCATACCTCCCCGGTTTTTCATTACGTCAAAAGAACTTTATCAATCAAACGACTCTGCAAATCTATAACGTTTTTTTCAAACTACCAAACATTTTATGAAAAAAAGTGAAAAAAATTTTCATGCAGTTGGGATTATAAATACGGAAATGTTTTCAAAAAGTTGCTCCACACCCCAAAAAAAATCACTATTTTTTACTATCTTTTCTTACATTTCCTTGACTTTCACGAATTTCTGCAAGTCTATCTTTCAAATTATTTTTTTGTTTGAAAGTCATTTCTTCGGGATTGTCCAGTGATTTTTTAATTTCTTCCGGAAGATTTTCTTGTGGTTTTTCATCTATTTTCCGTTCAACAACTTCAGTATTTCCAACAGTTAATGGTTTATCTTCTGTATGTTTTTCATATTCTTTCGCTTCATAACCACTTATTTTAGCATGTACAGCATGCATTCCAAGAGATGATGCTTTTTCTTCTAATTTATCCAAATCCTTTTCATCGTGTTTTTTCAATTTCAAACCCCTTAAATATTTTTCATCCGTAATCCTAATTTCAAGAGTATTGTTATTGAAAATACAATTTTTGAACATGTGCCCATCTTTAGCAAATCTTGCTTTCATAATCATAATATTCGCCAAATCCCCTTCTTTTTGATCATCTGTTTTAGCAATGGACATTACAAAATGGGCAATTTGTATTCTTTTAATATTACCCCCTGTTTGGTGTGCAGTAACAAATTCTGCCCCAAATCCACTTCTATTGGTTTGAATTGCAGACCAGCAAGGGATGTCATAATCACTTGCCATTGCTTCAAATGATTTAACGATTGAAAATTCTGCTTCGTTCCTATCGGCATGTCTTTTATGTGGTTCAAGTTTATCTAAATAATCAAGAACAACAATTTCAAATTTAAATCCAAATTTTTTCTGATATCTTTCAATCCAATTTTTAATATCGATGATAGTCGTATCTTCCTGACTAAATTTTTTAATAACTAATCTACCACCATTTATTTTATTAATCTTATCATAGACTCTTTTTTGAACTTCATCAGCATTGTCATCCATATCAGATAATGAAATTTTTGACCATATTGCATAGTGTTTTCTTTTTATCTGATCTTCTGTATCTTCAAAGACAATCTGAAGTGTGTTCTTACCGTGCTCGTATGCTGTATTGGCTATTCTTGTTAGAACGGTTGTATTGTGTGTTAAAATATAATCATCAGTGACGTACAAATGATCGTTGTTTTCAACATATATACATTGTGCTTCTTCGTTATGAGAATATTCTATAGAAGAAATATATTTACATTTTTTATATTTTTCTCTATATATGACTCTTTCAAATTTTCGTTCTAATCTAAATGGTTTAATATCTTTATTTGAAAAAGAAAGTGTTAATATATACGATTTTTTCCCAAGTCTTTTTTTACCGTTATACTTATATTTCGGAATTTTAGTTTTTAATGTACAAAACCCCCCTAATGATAATACCAATTCTTTTACATCATATGCCAACACTTCAGACGTTGTAGTGTATTGCATTCTTCCCCTTTTAGATGCGTAACCATCCGAATCCATCAATCCTTGTAATAATGCAATTCTATCCTCCACAGAAGAATACTTATAATCATTAGGTATAAATTTTTCATGGGATAAAACATTAAGATTTAATTCTTTAATTTTTTCAAATAAAATATTTTTCTTACCCTTTATACCACTAATAGAATATGAAGTTGTTTTAGATTTTCGTTTAACTGATAACCCATTGTATCTTTCAAGAATTATATTATCAACATTCTCAACAATTTCTTTATCTATTGTTGTGAAAATTGGAGTTGATTGTGTTAAACCACCATCACCTATTAAAATACCCAACAAATATGGATCGACATCTAAAAATTTCTTTTCGAATTGTATTGGTTTTACAATGGGAATTCTATAATTCAACTTTCCACCACCAACATTTACTTTAAAATCTTTAAGTAAATCTTTAGTTTTTTTCGAAATATATGAATGATCAGGAATGTGTATTGTTTTACCATTTTCCCATTTTCTTCTATCTCGTTGTTTTAACGAATTAACTGACCACAAATGTTCTTCATCACAAAAAACTTCAGTACCGTCATTAAATTTTATTTTATATATTGGTCGTATGCCTTGTGGGTACACACCTAAAACTTTTTGCGGTTTACCATCACTTCCAATAACGTTATCACCAACAACAACATCTCCCATTTTAATCCAACCCTTTGGAGTTAAAATTTTTGAAGATAAAGGTTGTGCCTTCCCGACCCCCGATGGTGCTAATATCAAACCAAATTCACCCTTACCCAAACCATTTCCGGTAACGGCATCAATAGCATATATTCCAGTTGGAATTGTTTGTCTGAATTCTTTTCTTAATGCATCTTCAACACCCTCTATTACTTCAGTACCAAAATCTTCTTCTTCACCAATTTCGTTTATTTTTTGAAATTTAGTTTCAAGATCATAAACAATGTTCTTATTTTTTATTTCCCCATTACGAACTTTGGTTAAGATATATTCACCAACTTTTCTATATTCCTGTTGTTTGATAAAAAATTTGGTTTCTTTTTGTACGATATCACCATCATTCTGTATGTCTTTATTTATAACCCTATCATTCCAATTAGTAATTCTAGTTACAACCCCCATTAAAACATCTTCCTCAACAGGACTTCCCGGACTTCTATAAGAATGAACTGCTTGATGAATACTTTTATTTTGAAGATTTGGCGGTTTGCCATGTTCATTCAAATATTCGACAATTATAATGAATAATTTTTTTAAATTATCATCATCGAAATACTCAACCGCCAATTTGGGTAATACTTTTTCGGCAAATTCGGGTTCAACTAATAACTGCCATATTAATTTTTGTTGAAAATCCGGTCCTAAATATTCTGAAAAGGTGTTTTTTATTTCTTCACTCATTTAACTTGCGACTATAAGGTGGTAATTATTCCCACAACCCCCACCAATATTGTTATTTTTATCTTCGCATTTTACGAAGAATTTCCGCTCTTTTATACGGAGAAAGTTCTCTAATTTGATTAATTGATAAACCTTGAATATTGATCAAATCATAATCGTCCCACATATTTTTCACATCATCCTTTTTAATGCTGTTAAAAATTTCATCTGCAACATCCACAACCTCTTGCAACAAATCAACAGAAAATCTTGCAACAGGATTGAACCCATCCACATAAAACATTCTCTCTACAATCGGATTTTCGTTTATATACAAACCTAATTTACATTCAACACCTCTTATTTTTTTATCATCAATTTGATATTCTTTAACCCTTGGATTATATTTAAAGAAATCACCAATTTTTTTATCATAAACACTATCTTTATAAAAAGAATAAAGATCATACTCTACATTCTGTCCAACATATAAATTAACATCATACTGTTTTTTCGAAAGAACTCTTTGAAATCGAGTAATTGCATATGGTAGCAAATCCCTAATATCTATAGAGTATCTCGTAAACGGATTGAACGAATCCGCATCAAACATTTTTTCTCCCAACAACAAATCTTCCTGATACAAAGAAAATCTGAAAACGTTTTGGTTCTCATTTTTATCGCTCATTGCTTTTAAATTTAAAAGGTTAATACTACAACAAATATAGTCACATCAATTGTATATTAAAAGGAAATTTACGAACGTGTTTTACTTTTTTCGTAATATTCTTTCAACAATTGTTTTTCGTTCATAATTACTGAATAAAACGGTTCAACATAATTAACAAAGGTACTGTTATATATGCTTAAAAATTCGTCCTCATTCATCATTTTTAGGAGATTTTTACTCCCTCTGCCTTCCGGAGATAATGGCATTTCCAACTGTTCCAGTTCTTCAAGTGCAGTTTCATTTAAAAATGGGTTTTTCAGGTTAATGAGTTTATGATTCAATTTTAATCGATCAATTCCATTCAAAATATTTTCTAAGGCTTTCAACGGTTTCTTACCTTCTTCAATTCTTTGTTTATTTATTTCATCTGCTTTTCCACATAATTCTCTTACAGTCAATTCTTTAAATTTCAACTCCGGAAAATATTTCATTAAAGTTTTTTCTTTCACACCCGGAATGCCCTTTATATTATCAGAAACATCCCCACAAATAATTTTCATTGTCAACGCATTGGCATAATTATAATTAAAAAAATGAAAAAAATTACTTTTGGTAACTGGTGTTAGAATATTATCAAATATAATAGTTATGTTTAAATCTAATAATTGTGCAAAATCCCTATCATTGGTAAATATAAAAATTTCTTCTTTATTATTATAATTGACACAATATGCAGCAATCAAATCATCCCCTTCAATTTCATCAATCTCTATTTGACGTAAAAAAAGTTCTTCAGCATATGCTTGGATTCTTTTACGTTGTTTTAAAATGGATTCTTCTTTCTCTTTTTCACGCCTTAATTCTGCTTCGGTAAGCATTATTTTTTCGTGCCAAGATTTGTCTTTTCTATTTGCTTTATACGAAATATCCACATGATGTCGATATACACCACTATTTTCACCGTCCCAAACCAAAACCACCTTATTAATCATATGTGCCTTTATTAACTTACGAATTGTTGTTAAAAAGGAATATAACCCACCAATATGACCGAAACTACTGGTGTATGTTTCTCTCGCACCATGAAATGATCTTTTCAAGAGATAAGAAGAATCCACTAATAATGTTCTAATTTTCATTCATTCGAATCTGAAATAAATTCATCATATGTTAATTTTGCATCAGCATCCGCTTCCTTATTTATGATAAACTTATCTTTAATTTCTTCAGGACTAATTTCTTCACCAAGAATTTTTCTGAAAAACAAAATATTCTCTTTCTTATATTCATCCAAATCTTCTGCAAAGATAAATCCTTGCGGTACTGATATAATTTTTCCTTCAAGTGAAATACCACCAAGATCACCATCAATATGATTCTTAGCAACACTTACCTTTGTGTCAACACCATATGCAACATCACGACTCTTGCTTGCTGCGGTGACAATTTTTGTTGAGTGTGCTGCAATACCACCAAAATGAAATACCAATCTGGAACCATACCAAATTGCTTCACCACCCTTGTGTTTCACCACACCATTACCCATATTATCAATCCAAATTTTCTGAACAGCAATAAAGGTATTGGTATATGGTTTGGTCTCCTTTCTGCTGTTTGGAATTGTATTGTTTAATAAGTATTTAAATGCCTTTTCGTATGCTGCAGCATTCCACATGTTATTATCAGAAGAATTGGTTTCCTTTGCTTTGATTGTTTTAATACAATCTAATGTTCCAATCGAATCAATAAGAAAAACAATATCATATGGTAATTCACCCCTTTCTTGATCATAAAGAAAATCTTCAACACATTCTGCAAGGTCTTCAATTGCTGCTTTATTTCTTTTAGGGTCTTGTTTCTTCCCAAAATTTTCGAGAAGATAGTCGTTATCAACGAAAATATGTGGTAAATCTCGATCAAATCCCATTTTCAATAATCTATCCTCACTACTATTACCCTCAGTGTTAATAATGATTGGTAAAGCACCTGCTTTTTGTGAAGCAATTACCGCCTCACACAAGGCTGTTGATTTACCCGTGTTGGTGAAACCCCTAAATAAAGTTACATATCCCATTGGAGCACCCGGTAAACCAGTTGCTTTCTGAATGGCAGGTGAAAGTTTTAACCATTTTAATGGTTTTTGGGGAATATCTTCATTACCCTTTTTCTTCTTATAATTATCTAACGAAAAATTCTTTTTTGGAGTGGGTTTTCTAGTTTTTTGATTTGTTGGTACGTTATCCATTTTCTTTGCCATAATTTAAAATGATGTTTTGATAATAAAGGGGGGTTAATACACCCCCCTTTTAATATGATTCTTTAAAAATTTAAAATGGTAAGTCGTCATACTCATTACCATAATCAACATCAGGATCATTATCAACAGATTCTGCAACAGTTTCCTTACTTTCTGTTTCGGTTGTGGTTTGCACAGGTTCTGTTTGTGATGGTGGGGTTTCCTTAACTTCCTGACCAACATCGGTTCCTTTATCTGTAAATTCACCAACATGTTTTTCGGTAACGTTATTGATATTAACACCATCATTTGAAACATCAGATGCTTGTTTAAAATTCTTGGTGTTATCAGCATCAAGACTATCATTACGTTGATTTGCTTTTTCTTCCAAATCAGGACGACCCGGAAATACCCATTTTTTATTATTGGGGTCACTATCATCCCAATACGGTTCTTGTCCCACTGCCAACATTTCAAGATATTCTTTTGGTGTTATACCCGGAGCACTTCTTGGTTTAAAGACATCTCTCCAAGTAATTGGGTCTTCTAACCATTGTCTAACAATCAACGGGTCTTCATGAAGTTTAGACGGTCCTTTTGCATTAATAGCAGTAACCTGTCTGTAAACAACATTGTTAAACTGACCATCTGCCACAGTAATTGCCAAATCAGTACCCTTTTCTGGATCAGCAAAATCATTCTGATTGACTTCAATGTATTGTGAAAGAACTGGAAGAAGTTTATCAAAAACACCTTGGTTTCTATAATTGTGCTTAAATCTCCAAAATTTCACACCATGTTTTTGATTACCCTTATCAATCCCACGAACAATGTAGAATTGTTTGGCTTCCCACTTATTTGCTTCCATAAAAATTTTCTTGTTTTCATCGAAAATTTCTTGTTGAGCAGGATTTAATTCTTCTCTTTTCTTTCCACGAACAGAAGGGTCTTGCCTTTTTAGAATAGTCTTTTCTTTTTCACACAACGGACAATGTACCGGAATCATAACAGGTTTTCCCTCTTGATCAGTAATGACATTACCATCTTCATCCTTTTTGGGAACGAAAGGTTCGTTATGTGCAGGACAATAAATTTTTGTCATTCTCTTTTTTCCACCCGCAGTAGTTACGGGAACCACATGAAAGAATGCTTCTTGAATGTGTTTTTTACCGGATTTGGGAGGGAGAATTCTGAAAATTTCTAAATCGGCACGGGGGGTGAAATACTTTGCCAGTATTTCTTCACTTGATTTGCGTTTTCCTTGATTTTTTCTTTGACTTTTGTAGTCTTGAAATTGTTTTCTCAATTCATCTAAGTTACTTTGTGTTTCCATGATAAAAATATTAAAATTACATTAAAATTATTTCAATTCAATTTTCAATTACAAATATACATTACATTCTATTACAATACAAGTGTTTTTACTTACAATACATAAATTATTTAACTATTCCATTTGATATCACTGTAAATTTCATACATTTTTTGTTTTCATAGTAGTTTCCATTCTTCAATCTTAATTCCAAACAATAATCTTGGGGAATCAACCAAGATGTGTCGAGATTAAATTCATACCCCTTATTTGTTCTATTAACTGGTGTGAAGGGTATTACATCAATTTCATATTTTTCACCAACTGTAACAAACAACCTATATTCCACATCCAATGGTAAAAAGTTGTCTTGATTTGGATACAATTCTTTAACTGTTAATCTAACCTTTCTAATATCTCCGGCAATAATCTTTTCTTGTTGCTCCACACCCCAAAAGTAAAATGAATAATTACCCAAATCAATTTGATTGGATTGGTCAAATGTGAAATATTTATTTTGAGATATTAAATAAAATTGGTTTTCGTGTTCAAATGTTTTTCCATTTATAGTTATGTTCCACTTATCTGTGAACAAAACAGCATCCGGATAAAATTCTGAAGGAACGTTGATAGTTATCTTATACACCCCTTTTGACACATTTACAATAGAATCACCGGAAATTATGTCAATCAATTCATCTTCATAGTCATAAATTTCAACATTATTTACCACAATATCCTGTGATTCATTACCCACATTAACATATAAATATAAATCATTGTCTTTATCAAGATAAAAATAATTTCTATCATCAACAATAGTGTCGTCTATTATTGTTTCAATATATGGCTCATAAAAGGTATGTGTGTCTCGTGCATGAAAAGCAACTGCTTGTCTATATATTGTTTCAAGTGATTCGAGATCATCAGAAAATTTAAGACCAAGACCAAAAGTGGTTCCGGTAAATCCGGTTGTGC